CAAACAACGTAGAATTGAAGACATTATCGAGTGAAAAATCATCCAGGTAAATCGTTCCACCTGCGGCAACGGATGAGCGTATCTGCAAATAAAACTGCGTCGTGGCGGCAAAATGCATACCAGCAGCGTTGACCGTCCCTGAGTCCGGAACGATCTTCCATCCGTCGTTTGTACTTACCTGTGTGCCGTTGATGTACAGCGTAAATGCAGAGTCGCAACCCGCCCCCGGCGTGCAGCTAAATGATGTAGGCTGTTTTATCTTCAAGACATACTCGCGCCAGACGCCATCAGTCGGGTGCGTGTAGTTGACGTTGATCTGTGATGCTGTGTTAGCTCCGTGCAATCCGGTGTTTGTCCAACACACCCCGGCGTGCGAGCCCCCAACACCGTCATCATCACAGTCATCGAACTGGAAACCTGACGGACTCATCAGCACGGTGAACCATTGCCCGGTGGGGGTGCCCTCCCGGATAACTTTTATAACTGGATCGCCAATTCCGGAATTTCCCCACGACCATCCGGGCTCCATGCGCATCCACCAGCGGTAATAGCGCGTGGAGCCAGAGAAAGTTCCAGGGAAATACGTACCGTAAAGTCCCTGATACAATGGTTCAGCGCCTTCTGGTTGATTACCCCCGTCATTGCCAACAGCAACAATCCTCATCGACGACGCGCCGCTGTGTTTAATTGCCGTGGATATCGTCGTCCCCGGCGCGCCGTTGTTGACGCTAAAGTTATCACTCCCGGGTATGGGTGGTGCCAGAGTCCCGGTTGCGTTGTTCGTGCAGGGCGCCGTACATTCCGCGCCCCAGCTGAAGTAGTTGGTCGCATGTGCCGACAGCCCGAAGGCCATCAGCGCAGCCGCAATAAACGCACGGATCATTTCACCAAGCCCATCTGCTTGGCGATTTGCATACGGTTGGCAAGCAGGCCGATCTCCTTCTTTGTAGCGAGCCAGTCGGCTCCCCACAGGTTCTCGATCTTGTCGGCCAACTCTTGTGCCTTGACGCGCGCGGCTTCCGCATCGGCGGTCGCCTTATCCAGTTGGGTCTGAATCGGCGCCGTCTTGACATAAACCGCGTCACGAGCTTTCGTCAGTTCAGCGTAGCGCTTTTCCATCTCAGAAAAAGACAGGCTGTTGACGCGGGCTTCCACGGCATTCAGGGATTCTTCAGTCATCAGTTGCGGTTTCATGCTTCACCTCGTATACGAATTTGGGGTAGATACAGGGCGTCACGAATGCCTTCTGCTCGCATCCGAACGCCACTTTCGACTACGACCGGGTGGCCCTTGATCTTTCGACCTTCGCCATCGACCCAAGATATCGTCAATTCACTGTTGTCGTGCGTGACGATCTTTAGGTCATACCCGTTCGTAATTACTTCACGGACTTGCTTGGCAAATAATCTGGATGTGATGTCCATCAGACCATCTGCCAGAGGCCGTTCGTTGCGTCGTGGTCCAACGTGAAGGTCTCGGTATTGGCCAGCGTCACCGCAGACCCGTGGTTGTACCAGAGGATCAACGCATCAACGGGACTGGTCGCCGTGTCGTTGTAGTAGGTCACATACTGGAACGGACCGACCGCGCCGGTTGCGGTGAACACCTCGTCGGCGATCACCACTTTGGCCGTGCCCGACGCCTCCGACAACGTCACGGAATCGAGCGTCAAACCCCCGCCCGCTCCGCCCGTATAGCCGCCCGTCGTTCCCAACTGAGCCACTTCGGACAGCGCCACCATCGTCGCCGTGGGAACCGTATTACCGAGCGCGGCCTTGAACGTTGCCGTACTCCAGTTATGCACCCCCTTGTTAACCTGCTCGACGTAATCCTGAATCTTATTCGGTGTTGCCATAATCAAATCTCCTTTAAACCCCCCGGCTCGAGCCGGGGGGTGTGGGGGTTTAGACGGTCAGGGTTGCGCCCGGGGTAACTTGGAGCTCATACGTAACGGCAGCCACGCCGGTGGCGTCAGTCCCATTGGAGCAAATAAGCTGATCACCTTGAAGCATGGTCACCGCCGTGTTGGTCGACACGTCGATATTGGTGGTGGTGCCCACCGCACTGGTGCCCAAAGTCGCCGTGGTAATGCCGGTAGTGGTGGTTCCGGAAACCTTGGATACCGCCACCGTGTGACCGGCTGAGGTTCCGGCAATCGCCTGCGTGATCTGGACCGACTTCAATTTCATTGCGGTGAAGGCCGCAAATCGATTGGAGACCGTGCCGTTACCCGCCGTAGTCGCACCCCCCGCTTCGCTGCGTTGGAGGTAGGCGGGGTGATCGTAAGCCATAGAACGTTGTACCATTTGAAACTCCTCTTCTCGTCGCCTCCCGACGAGAAAGTTATTTGGCAGCGGGGGGAGGCCCGATCCGCCGAATGAAATTAAGCCGCGCTATCCCACTTCACGATCCGGGCACTAGCCGAACCATCGGTGTTGTCCATCCCGTGAATCAGACCGAAACCTCCGAGGTAATACCATGCCACCCCCTTGGATCGACCGTAATCCGTCGGAATCTTACCGCGCATCTCCTCCGGTACGGCAATGCCTTCCGCCACGGTGTCTTCGCCGCAGAAGAAGATCCAGTCGGACAGGCCGTTATTCCACGCATCCGCCGTCCGGGAGAAGGCGTTCCACGTGGTGGAGTCAGCCGCGCCGCCCTTCGGGATGTTGGTCTGCTCGACATAGCGCTGGTTCTCGTAGCGCCCGATTTCGCCGTTCATGATCATCTGAAAACCGGCTTCCGTGTACGTATGGATCGATTCCAGGTCGTTCTTCAGCCTGCGGAACGTGGTCGGCCACGCGATGGCGTAGTAATCATCGCCCCGATATGGCGGGATGTTACGTTCCTTCATCAGATCGGTAACAAGCTTCGCGTGGTCCTTAGTGAATGCGATGTTGTTCGTCGCTGCCGCCGTGCCGTTAGTGGTCAGGACCAACGAGGTGGTGGACGTACCGGAGGCGGGGACGACACGCAACGGGGTGGCATTGAATTGGGCGTGAGCCGATGCATCAAACCACTTCGTGGCGTCGTTCTTCAAGACCTTGTTGATGACGGTCTTGACCGGATGGAGAGACAGATCGTCCAACTTGCTGGTGTACGGGACCGAATTCCCGGCTTCGTTGATCGTCAAGGTACCCTGAACGATCGTGAAGTTGGTTTGCGGCATGGTGTTGGTTTCCACCAACGTCGCTTGCGCCGCGTCGGCCACATCTTTGTAAACATCCCAGTGGAACTGGTCGCCCTTCTTCTTACCTTGAAACGTAGCATCCTTAACGTCGCAGAACTGACGGAATTTCACCGTCGGTTGGACCTTCATCCGAAGTTCGCTGGACAGCTGATCCGAATACATATAGCCGCCCAATGAATTGACGGCCCAGACTTGTGCACCCATGATAATCTCCTAATTGACGGTCAAGCTTGACCGCGTTGCTTTCGCATTTCGTTGATGATGTCTGACGCCGACTTCGGCTTTTCTTCCCCGATAGCTCCCGGTTTAACTGATGCCGACTTCAAATTGGTAATAGTTGCCTTCCTCGCCAGCTTTTCAGCAGACGTAGCGACTTCGGACGCTTCTTTCCCCGTCTGGACCGTCTTCCCGATAAGGGTGTAGATGCTTTTCCCGATGTCATCGTACCGCTCCGAATACGAACGTTTGTCGCCGCCAGCAATGAGCTTCTCATCCTTTTGGAGGGCGAGATGCATCAAATCCTCATTTTTTGCGATGTCCGGATAAGCGGCCATGAATCCTTCGAAGGCCTTTTTCCCTTCCATCCGTTGCTCCACGAAATTGGCGATCGCTTCCGGGGACGGCTGATTTGTCACCGGTTTGGTACGCAGCGCTTCAATGGCAGCAAGTGCTTCCTCATCATTGCCTAGACGTATGGCCTGAGCGATTTCAGCCCCGCCCAATTCTTTGGGTAGGGGCTTAACTTCTTGTTTCGGTGTGACCAAAGCCTGTGCCTCCCTAAGCAAACGGGTGGCCTCTTCAAGTCGCTGATCGGCGGCGGACTCCTTTTGCAGGGCTCGCACCCCGGCGTCGATGATGGAACTCTCGGGGACTTCTTTCTCGACGCCCTCGACCTTGATCTTGACCATCTTTTCGACGCCCTCGACCTTTTCTTCGGGGGCCTTCTCGACGGCCTTTTCTTCGGGGGCCTTCTCGACGGCCTTTTCTTCGACAACGGAAGTATCGATGACTTCTCCCCCGGTCCGTTCGATCTCTTCATCCCTTTCCTTTGCCGCACGAGCAGCGATTTCCTCGCGCATCAAGTCGGCTGGGCTGGGCTGACGCTCAATCTCTTCAGTCTTGGGGGTTTCCACGCCGGTATCGGTAGCGGTGCTCATCATTCTTCCTTTTCGTCCATGGTTTGAATGGCCTGACGGCCCGTTATGATCAGTTCACTGACCCATTGCAAAAACGAATCTGCCCTCCAGATCTTATTCTGAAGTTCCTGAATTTTCTTGCGCCGCCACGGGAGCACCTTGGATAGGGCTGCAAGCGCTTCCTCTTTCTCCTGCTCTGCGCAACCTAGCAAGTACCTGCCGATATCGGAGCAGATAAAATCTTCGGCATCCCGGCCCAACATAGCGGTGGCCATGAGCTCTTTATTCATGACGAGAGCTCCGTGTCAACCCCGGTCTGCTCTTCCATCTGCCCGGTCAGGGCAGCAAGCTTCAACTCCGCCTTCAGCTTACCAACAGCGGACTCAACGACTTTCTTCGTGGCCAGCAGATCGGTTCGCTCCGATCGGATGACCGTACGGGCCTTGTCCATCTCGGTCTCGCGGGCCAGCAGGTCTGTTTCTTTGGCCTGCTGTTCCTGAGCCTGCTTATCGAGCTCCTGCTTGGCCAACTGCAACTGCTCTTGAGCCTGCTTGACCATCTCCATAACCCGGGGATCAGGCCGAGACTCCTCTGGGCTCTTCATGAATCTGCGAGCCGACGAGTACCCAGCCAGAGAGAATATCTCATTGGATACTTCGTTCATGTCCAGATCCGGTATCTGCAGCGCCAACGTTTCACCGACCGATTTCACGGCTACGATAAGTTTTTGCATCTTGGAATTCGGATCGGTGGCCCCCATACCGACGTTGACGGTGAGGGTCAAGTCCTTCATCATCATCTCGTCGGTGATACCGTCCATGCCAAACTTCTTCCACAGCTGGGCTTTGTCGGCGGCAACAGCCAGAACCACTTGATCGGTCTCGTAATACTGCTCGAGCTTAACCAACTGCCTGAGCACTCGCTCGACCCACGTCTCCGTGAAGGTCTTTATGGTGTACTCGGTCATCTGGTTGGCGGAGTTGGATATCATCCCCATCCCCCCAACCGTTTCGTTCAATTTTCTATTTGTTTGTACTGACCCCGTGGAAAAAGTACCGAGCAGTTCGTCGTAGTCCACATTTACACGGTCCTGCTCGGCGTAGGAGGATCCGGTAACGTCATTGTACTCGAGGGTGCGGATATCTTCATTCGGGTTGTTGGCCAGTGTGATGGCCCCCGGGACGTTCCGCACCAGACTCTTATAATCAACCTGTGCCCCGCGCTTCACGATGTGGCGCTTATTCAGAACCAGCTTCACGTTATCAAGGCGCTGGTTGGCGATCTCGTTCGCTTCGCGCTGCAGGCTCTCCCCCATAATGATCGGGGAATCCGGCATGACCTTGTGCGTTTCGATAACGCAGGTGCCCATAACAACCGGGCGCTCCCCATGGAAGTAAACTTCCTTTATCGGAAGGGGCTCGCTGAGCATGTGCTCAGTCCCAAGGGTGTAATACACCACGTCTTCGTCGTCGAGACGAACAAAATTTTCGTGGACCCAGACGATCTCGAAATCGGTCAGCGGCTTAGTCGAGTCCTTGCTGTCTTCGCGGTTGTTCTCCCGGATCTGGCGGGTGCTGTCATTATAGCTGCCCATCGCGGACCGGATCTGATTGTCTTCCAACTTGTTCCATTTCGGCATGCCGGTCTTGTCGTTGATGTTGTCCATATTGGACTTTACATCGGTAACGTACATCGGTATGAGGCGAATGAAATAGGGAGACGTGTTGACCGGGTCGACCCAAGACGCACCCGGGTCGAAGCGCACGTTTTCGATGGGGAGCAATTCAATGCAGGGCTGGTCCCGGATGATATGGACCTCTTTGCGTTCCTCGACCATCGGTTCCCCGGTTTCGGGGTGGGGAACAGCGTCACCGGTTTCGGGGTGCCGGACGTACCCATATTGGCCGGTAAGCTTCGTCTTGGCCTTGTAATCCCAGTATTGGTAGGAACAAACAGCCCCGACCACGTGCGCATCCTGCAGGCCCCCGATAAGGGTCAGGAACCACGGGATAGTCTTGGTAAGTCGATACTGAAGAATCTCTTTCATGATGTGGGCGGAGGCAACCGATTTCCGATCGGATTGGTCCACCGCGGTGACATCGACCACATCCATGTTGCTGAAGAACGCAGCAGCGGCTGCGGCTTCATTTTTGCGAACTACCGACCGCGTTTTCGGTCGAAACAGCTTGGACCGATGCTGATACGCATCGGTGTGATACTTGGAGCCGGACGGGTGCTTGGACTGGTGCATCCGAATCGCGTCTTCCCACTTCTTGCGATAATTTGCATCCACATACGACGTGGAATTCGCGTATGAATCTTTGGCGATTTGTAGGTAATCGCGTTCCATCAGTGAACACCCAACGGCTTGTAGTCTGGCACACCCTCAAGGATGTGCGGCTTGAGACCATCGACACGGGCCGTGCGAGGCTGGTGAGCTCGCTCAAGAATCTCCCCTCCCGCCTTAATCACGGCTTTGCGCCGAACGCCAGCGTCATCCTTGATGGCAGTGTATTTCAACACGTAGCCCCAAAGGGAAGAGATGTACAAATCCTTTATCACCGCCACGCCGCCCTTTACCGCGACGGCCCAAGCGTGGCCGGGGTATTGGGCGTGAAGAGTCTCAGCGATATCCTTCGCCATGTTCATGTCTTGATCAAATTCGGTGAAGGCTTGGAGAATCATTCTATCACGTCCATGTCTGGTTGGGTCTCGCGGTCCACCGCTCGATCCCGCTCTTCTTGACCAAGCCATGCATATTCGCGCTCAGTCATTATCAACCTAATGCCAGCGGGCATGTTCTCGTAATCCGGGTGTTTATCCCGAACCGTTTGAGCACCATGCCTGCTGGGCTTTCTCACAATGGCCTGGGCGATTTACTGAATTACTCCGCCGGATCCGGAGTGAAGATGTTGGCGATGTCAGCGGTGACTTGCTGAGCGCCAGCCAACAGTTCGTTCAGTTCGGCGGCGGTCGCGCCACCGGCAGCTTCCAGTTCGGCGATACGGGCTTCGAGAGCAGCTTGCTTCACGCCAACGGCGTCGAGCTTGGCTTTGACTTCAGCGGCTTCAGCGACAGCCGTTTCGCGTTGCTTGACTTGCTCAGCCTTCAGTGCATCGAGTTCTGCGGACATTTTATCCATCCTTTCATTGAAGTGAATGTAGAGAAACAGTAGTGCTAGGTCTGCGGTCTTCATACTGCCGCCTTTCAAAAAACGGGTTAAGCGGCTGAACATCATGCTCCGATCAATCCATGGGCAATCAGATCATCCAACAACGCTTTCACGCGTTGGGCTAGTAAAGCGGTGGTAACGGTGGCGGTGTCGAACGTGGTTCGCGTTGCGGTTCCGGTTGCCGCCGTCCAACCAGTTTTTCTGTTGGTCACAACTTGCTGATCGTTTACGTAATAGCTGGTCCCATTGGTTAGGTCATACTTAACGTCCGTAACCGTCCAGCGGGTAGCCCCGTAAGCCACCCCGAAAAATTTTCCAGAGGCGTGAGACGCCCCAACATTGATCCCAGCGGCCCCAGTGGATTCAATGGCCGTAACCCCACCGAAATACGCGTGATGGGTCCCATCGGGGTTTATGAGATTAGTGAACCCCACAACCCCGGTCGAATTATTTAGGATCGCGCCGGTGTTGCAATAAGTGGCGTCAATGTTGCAGCCACACACCCTGTTGGCCCCGGCGTCTATCTGTATCGCATAGCTGGCTCTGGCCGTCCCGCCAAATTCTTCAGCTTTAAAATTAGATATCTGTACGTTTAGGGAATTGGCCCCTAGGCGGATGACGGCGGCGGAGCCTACCCCGGCGTAACTGGATGTGGCTGCAATTACATTAGAGATTTGTAGATCACGGGAATCGGAGTAAATGGCGTTGGACCTACACAAGCCCACCCGGCCATTTACCAATTGCACCCCTCTGGTAACGCTGTGAGTTGAATCTGCGTCGATATACACGGAGTAATCGTCAGCATTTCCCTGCGATGCAGAAGAGGTAAGGTTATTGATGTCAAAGGTGGTGAACTTGATGTCATTGCCACCACGAATGTCCAACGCCCTGTTCTTGAATCCCTCCATCTCAACGTCATGAAGGTTGGCAAACGACGGAAAGTCGGATCCGGAATTGGCTGTGTTAAGTATCCGCATTCCGTAACGGCCATGAAGCAGACGCAGGCTCGAGCCAACTAATGTGTAACAAGCTCCGTCCCACACAAAGCAATCGGCGTTAGACCACTGGCATTCAACCACCACGTTATCGACAACCAGCACGTCGGATCTGGCTGAGCCATCCCCAGGGCAATGCCAGTATATTCCATAAAGGGATGAGGCTTCATTCGGAATGATAACGGTATCGCGGATCTTTATCCAGTTGGTGTTGTTCCCAACGTCCACCCCGACGATGCAATTGTCGAGGGATATGTCATCCATCAGGACACGGTACGCGTTGAGGACCTTTATCGAGGCCCCGCCAGTCTTACTGGATCCGACCAGCCCGAACCCGGACAGCGTCACGTCCCGAAGGTTGCCACCCGGAGCAGTGGCCCCGTTGATGACTATGCAATCGTTCGACCCGTTGGCGAAGGCCAAATAACAAGATTGTTTCCCCGACCCCCGGATCGCGATGAACGAATTGGTGATGTTGATCGTGCCAGTGAACCACAACGGCCCAGCCGGGAGCAGCACCACAGCCCCGTTGGTGTTGCCAGTTCCGACCAGAGTGGATACGTAGTCGATACAAGCTTGCAAAGCCGCCCTGTTATCAGGATTTGACGGGGACACACCGAAATAGGAGGCATAGACGTAGAACGCCGTCCCCCTCCCGGTCTGCAGCTGAAGGGCTTCGATCTCGTTCTTAGCGCTCAATAGGTTGGCCCGCAGGTCAGCGGTGAATGCTACCCCCAATTGTGGCAGGGTTGGATTAATGGCACTAGTCATCTCGTGTCCCAATCAGTTGCGCCGCCGTCCCAGATGGTCTGCGGATGACCCTTGTAATCCGGGTCCCAGATGGTAAAGGTCTGGGAATAGGACGGGGTGTCATCGAATTTCCTACCGTTAGAAAATTCATATGCCACATCTTTTTTTCCGAAATCGGAGTCAGCCTTCTTGACCAAAGTAGTCCAGCTGTACTCACGCATTATCACTTCAGAATTCATGCCTGAGTTCCAGACTGTAAGCAAGACCCTTGATGATCGGCGTCAGGTCCCCGCCGACGTTCGTTCTGGTCAGAGACACCGCGACGGAGTTGAAAGGAGTGAAACGGTATCCGACTCCGATCACTGGGCTGATGGCCCATTTCCTCCTGTTGCTCACGGATATGTCGATGGAATCCCCCCACTTCAAATAGGTCTCATCGGTCGCTGGTCGCCAATCCTTGACGTTAACTTGGTTGCTGGCCCCGTAGTAGAGCACCCCAATCTCGCCGAAGAATTTGTTCCACTCCGGGAGAACGGATGCGTACACCCCGTGGACGTTCCCTTTGGTATAGAACTTGCTGGCGGGCCATCCGACGTCATTCCCGGCCTGCAATTGCTCATAGGCGCGGTCCGAAGAGGTGCACGAGCAATAGGTGGAATATTTTCCGAGGTATCTGTAACCCGCTCGCCATTTCATGCCATATGCAGAATCGGTCCAGCCGATGGAGAGAGTCTCCGAGGAGGTATTCAGAGCATACGGACCATAATCTTTCTGGTACCAGACCCCGTCCCCGTGCTTTCCAAAACCGGTGTAACCGGCCCCGATCTCCACCCCGGCGTTGGCAAGCCCGCAGAAGAGTACTAAAACGCTAATCAACAGTGACTTCGGGCTCAAGTTCGCTCTCCTTGATTATCACAGGCGGTCGGTAATCCATGTCGACCAGCCGAGAAGTGGCGTCGATAAGGTCTACAAGCATTCCGAACGGGTGCTGCATTACCTGATTGATGAAATGGGCCGTAAGATCATATTGATTGCCGTCCAGATCCTTTCTGGAGATCACTTTAGATATCAGAGAAGGTTGACGATCGTTTATGGCGCGTTGCTGATTGCTGCTGGCACGGGTGTAGGGGGTGTAGACCATCTCCAGACCCCCAGCCTTGCCCTCGACTAGGTTCCACCAAGATGCCACACCGTGGTTGGATATGACAGCGGATATGTAGAAACGATGGGACCGGAAGTCCGGACCAAGCCGCTGGATTCGATCGATTTTAGAACCTTCTCCATCGCGGGGCCAAGCGAGCTCGACGACGGGGAAGGCGTCATTTTCGATCTCCATACGCTCAGTGAAGTAGTCAAGATCGGATTGGGCCCCATAGCTCTCATATCCAACATATACTCCTTGCACGCCGATCTGGTTCATCCAATGTTTACGGAGCCCCTTTAGTGCTTCCCAGCGACTCTTCAGATCCATCTTGTGGTTGTAGCCATCCAGAAGATATTTATTCCGGGCGGTATCGACCCCGACGACGCTAAAAGCTGACATCGCGGACCCCTTCTTCATGCTTCGAGCGGGGTCACACATGATGTAAACATTTAACGTGAGGGGCCTAACTTCATATTTCTGCAGGTCTCTGACGTTAAAGGCCGACATCTGGCCAGCTAAGGGGTTCTGTAGCATCTGGCAGGCGATCGTCGCAGGCCCCTGCTTTATCTTCTTGTCTTCCCATTGCGCCGGACTCAGCAAGACGGGCACCCCATCTGGGCTCCCATCATGCGTAGCGGGGTATCTGCGAACCTTTACAGCCCCACGATCGATCATAGATTGATATGTATCGGCGAACGAATATCGAGTCCCGACCGTCCAGACCCGCCCGTCGGCGGTTCCGAGGTTGTCAGAGAGTTCCCACGCTGCCGTAGTTTTTTGAATCTGGTCTGATGTGGTCACACTGCCATCAGTAACGACGTCGTCATATACGCGCAAAGCAAAGTGCTTGGATGTGGGCTGCCCATCTACGAGTCCCCAAGCCTCCAGAGTGGCCTCTTTAGGGTTCGTCTTGCGCTTTACGATAAGTCCAGAATCCTCCGACCAGCGGGGGGCTTCAAACTGAGGCTTTTTCCATACTACATCCGGGAATATCCGCTGCAGTATGGCGTTCCCTTCGAGCTCCAGCTTTATCTGGCGGAAGAATCCCCGGGCCACTTGCTTGGTATGGGAGAATATGCAGACCGTTATTTCGGGGTCGTTCAGCACGGCTTGAATGATTCCGGCGAACGTTATGACGGTGGACTTGTAGTGCTCACGAGCCCAGAGATCCAGACAACCATCGGGTTGAGCCTCTACTTCCCGGCATCGGTCATAGATCCACGGGTGGAGTGCATCGGACCGCCCGCAAGCCCGGACTAGGAGATAGTACCGGTCGATCTTACATAACTCTCGGATGCCGGGATCTCCAGCGGCTTGCTCCACCTCAGACCAAAAGTTCAGGCTCTGCCCCAATGACAACCCGTGAAGGGAGGAGGAGAGCTCAGCCAGACTCACGGCGTGGGCACTCCATCGGGTTCAGACTTGCTCCCGCGCACCTTTTCCATTAGGGCAGTGGCCAGGTCCACGAACGCTGGCCCCATCTCTAGCGGAGCGCCGTCTTTCCCGGTCACCTCTACTTTATCCCGGTACATACCAAGGTGCTTCCCTAGCATATCGGCCCCCTTATCAGGGGTGAGAGCCTTCACGCGTTGGAACGTGTTTACGCTGCCGGTCTCGGGATCGGTGGAGGTGCGGGTCTCCATCCCGGATATGAGGCGGCGGAATTGGCGCGGGATCTGGGCCAAGGGCTTCATCTGCCCATCGACGGTCAGGAGCTCAGTCAGGTCAGCGGCATTGAGGTCCCGCAACGTGGCGAGTACCGCATCCTGCAAAAACCGCTCACGCGAGGTGTTGGCGAGCTCGAATAACTTTCGACGATCGGGATCGGTCTCCATCCACTCGCGCACTACGCGAAACTTAATGTCCCGGGCGGAGCAGAATTCCGCCAGAGTCCCTCCCTCCGAGATATGGTCGAGCAGGATGTCCTGCGTGTCAGGTTCGGCTAACACTGCGTTTGTTCTCTCCAATCGTTCGCGTGAAAGTCTGGCCATTTGGGCACTATAAAGAAAAAGTTGATGCGTACGCATCATACCACAGAGGGGGGATACGTGTCAATGGTGATTGATGGGGGAAAAGAAAAAGGAAGGAGGAAATATAAGGATATCGGAAAAATATGGAAGGATGAAATATAGGTGGGGTGAAAAGAGGGAAGGGGGATATAGGACCAAGCACGAACGATGCCCGGCCCCGTCTAGGTCGCGGAGGACCCGCGTCGGCAGCCCCGGCACGAACCTTGC